TGCGTAAGATGAAAGTAGGAAAGGTGACTTTCACAGAAGCATATAAAGCTGTCAATGAGTATCGTCAGAAATTTCCTCAAAAGGCAGTGACATTCTACGCACAGAATTATCCGGCTATGGGATGGGCTGTATTCATGGCAGGAGGTTCATGTCCTGTAATTCCGTGCACAGATAAAGCGTTCCTGAAGGATGCAGCAGCAATGGAAGTGGAAGAAAGATGAGAGAACAAATACTTATCTGGATGAACCAGTTCCATTTTTTGATGATGCAATGGCTATGCTACGTTATTCAATTGAAGAAGAACGTAAACAGAAGCCAAGACTAAATACCAACGTGAAAGGAGGAATATAATGCGAAAAGAAATTTATAGAATATCGCCAGACGAAGAACTAACAGATGCGAAGTTGAGTCAGTTTATCGCAAGGCATGCTACAGAAAGCACGTTTCGGTATAAACAATTACAAGATGCATACGAAACAGATTTCCCAATCTTTCACGAAAAAACAAAACCAGAGTGGAAACCCGATAATCGTATTGCTGTAAACTTTGCAAAATACATTGTAGACACAATGAACGGGTATTTCATTGGAAATCCAATCAAAATCACAGTAGATGGTGGAGAGGAAGCGATTGAAAAATACATAGAATTTCTCGATCAATATAATGATCAGGATGACAATAATGCAGAATTGTCTAAGATTTGCTCTATTTATGGAAAAGGGTACGAAATGTATTATAACGATGAAGATGGAAACGTCGGAATTATATATTTAGATCCAACAGAAGCGTTTATGATCTATGATGATTCGGTACTTAAACGTGAACGCTATTTTGTTCGGCTATATAGGGATGAGGATAATGTCTTGCATGGAAGTGTATCGGACCAAGAAAAAGTTCGATGGTTTACTATAAAAGGAAAGATTGTTTGGAATGAACAAGAACAATTACATTACTTTAATGGGGTTCCAGCTACGGAATATCGTGAAAATAAAGAATGCCAAGGAATATTCGAACCGGTGATGTCCATAATCAATGCATTCAACAAAGCAATCAGTGAAAAAGCCAATGATGTAGATTATTTTGCAGATGCATATTTGAAAATTATAGGGACTTTGCTAGATGAGGATGAATTGAAACATATTAGATCAGACCGTGTGATCAACTTTGATGGAGATGGCGAAAGTGTAATCGTTGATTTCTTACAGAAACCAAACGGAGACACGACGCAGGAAAACTTACTTGATCGATTACAAAATCTGATATTTTTAATTGCCATGGTAGCCAATATTTCAGATGAAAATTTTGGAACAAGTTCGGGTATTGCAATGGCATATAAATTGCAGGGAATGAGTAACCTTAGAAAAACCAAAGAACGAAAGTTTACCTCTGGAATGAATCGAAGATATAAGCTGATTTTTAGCAATCCTGGAAATGCTATGAAAAAAGATGATTGGGTGAAGTTGCATTATAAATTCACACCAAATGTTCCAGCAAACCTATTAGAAGAAAGTCAGATCGCACAAAATCTTTCTGGCGTTGTGTCACAAGAAACACAGCTCGGAGTCTTAAGTGTTGTGGATAATCCGAAGACAGAGATTGAACGTATAGACAAAGAAGAGGAGAAGCCGAGAGATGTAGTGATGCAGCAGATGTTTGGAGACAAGACAGATGAGCAGTAAAAATTACTGGAGAGAGCGAGAAGAACGTCAGAGAAAATTGAATATCAAAAATGAAGCTGAGTATCAAAAGAAATTAGATGATATTTATGCGGATATGCTTGAAAATATAGAAAAGGAGATCAATGGATTCTATGTAAAATATGCGAAATCAGAAGGAATCACGATGGCAGAAGCTAAGAAACGAATTTCAGAGATTGATATTGAAGCCTATGCTAAGAAAGCAAAACGCTATGTAAAGAACAAAGATCTCTCAAAGAAAGCAAATGATGAAATGCGGTATTATAATGCAGCGATGAAGATCAATCGATTAGAGCTGTTGAAAGCTAATATTGGAATGCATTTAGTTGGTGGCTATGATGAACTCGAGAAGATTTTTGGAGACGCATTTACGCAGCGGACAGAGGAAGAAATGCGAAAACAAGCAGGTATTCTTGGAAAGACAATTCAGAACAATGGCGAAAAAGCAGAAGTGATCGTAAATGCGTCTTACAAAAATGCAACTTGGTCAGAACGTATCTGGGCGCATCAGTCAATGCTGAAATCAGAGATTGATAAACTTCTTCAAGAAGGATTGATTCAAGGAAAGCATCCAAGTGTACTGGCAAGACATTTAGAAAAACGATTTGGAGTCAGTGAAAGCAACGCAATGAGGCTGATGGTTACAGAACTTGCAAGAGTTCAGACAGAAGCCCAGAAACAGTCGTTTATACAGAATGGCTTTGAAGAGTATGAATACATAGCATGTGAGAAAGCGGATGCATGCAATCAATGCAGATCATTGGATGGAAAGGTATTTAAAGTCGAGGATATGATGCCCGGAGAAAATGCCCCGCCAATGCATCCGTATTGTCATTGTAGTACAGCGGCTCATATGGATGATAATGATTATGAGAAATGGCTAGATACGTATTCGGAGCATGGACTTGATTTTGACACATGGAAACAATTAAATGTAACGGAAAGCGCAAATATTGAATGCTTACGCAAAGGAAGCAATCATGTTTTGTTAGACGAAATAAAATCGGATCACTATGGAAGAAAATTCAATAAAATAACAAAAAACAGTGCTGTTAATAACTCTGTGAGAAAGTATTCAAGAGCAATACTAACTCATAGAAATGGAACAGATGGCGAAGATTTATACATAATTAGTGCTAAGACTGGCAAAAGGTTATTTTCAAAGACAAAGGGAGCAAATGAGCTTGGAGTAGAATTATCTTTAGAAGAGATAAAGAAAATTAAACAATATGCAAATGTGGATGGAATTATAGGTATACATAATCATCCTACAAATATTCTACCAACAGGAAGTGATTTTGTGTCTGCAGGTGCAAGAGGTTATGAATTTGGTATTGTCGCTACGCACGACGGCAGAGTATTTTTATATAAAACAGGAAATAAGCCGTTTAGAAGTGCATATTTCAATCAAAACGTTGACAAATATGTATCTGCGCCATACAATTACGATATAGAGAAAGCTCAGATAAAAACATTATCTGAGTTTGGAAAGGAGTTCGGAATTGTATGGAGAGAATTGACATAGAAAAGAAGGATGTAATTATTCACAGAGATATGGCTCCTGAAGAAAGAGAAAAGGAACTTCAAAAATTAAAGGAAGAAAGCAATCAACTTAAAGAATGGGAAGAATAGGCACTACTGCTAATGATGATGGGTAGTGCTTATTTTATTTGCGAAAATCAGGGTTCAAGGTTTTAAGCAAAAAGAAAGTAGATGGAGTCTGGTATATTCTTTTACGAGAGGTGTAGCTATGGCGTATGAAGATATTTATAAAGGATTAACAGAAGAAGAAAAACAAAGAATGATCAAGGACGACATTCCAAAGTTTCGAGTTATAGGAGACGCTAATTTATCGGAAGAAGAGTTGGGACAAGCCGAACAAGATTTAGACAAAATAATTAAAAGACTTCGAAAGAGAGCTAAAAACAAAAATGATAGAAATAAAAATACGTGATCATGAAATCGCAGTAGTAGGTCATGCAAATTATGCAGAGTATGGCAGAGACATTATATGTGCATCGGTGTCGATGTTATTGCAGAACCTAGTAAAGTCGATTCATGATCTAACCGACGACAAAATAGAATACGATTTAAAAGCTGGACAGGCTTTTATCAAATACAGGAATTTATCAGAGAAATCGAAAACTTTGATAGATTCCTTTTTTATTGGTATTTGCAGCATTGCAGATGCTTATCCGAATTATGTTCGGATTGTGTAACTATTATGACCGAAAAGTCGTTAAACTAAGTTTTTGTTAGCAATGATCTGGAAGAGACGGATCAGGGCGAAAGGAGCAAACATGGAGAAACGCAAGTTATTTTTACAACTGTTCACAGAAGGAGATGACGGTGGGACCGGAGACGGGAATGGCGATGGATCCGGAACAGATGGTGGAAATAATGAACCAATGTCGTTTGATGACTTCTTAGGCCAGGAAGGAAATCAGGCGGAGTTTGATCGCAGAGTAAACAAGGCAGTCAAAACAGCAGTGACCAACGCAGAAGAGAAATGGAAGGCACTGACTGACGATAAGCTGACTGAAGCAGAAAAGCTTGCTAAAATGACCAAAGAAGAAAAAGCGGAATATCGTGCGAAGAAAGCAGAAAAAGAACTGGAAGAACTGAAAAAGATGAATGCCAGAACAGAACTTGCGAAAACAGCACGAAAGATGTTAGCGGACGAAGACATCAATATTCCAGATGAGCTTCTTGGTAATTTGGTAGCAGACGATGCAGACGGAACTAAGACAGCAGTTGAATCATTTGCAAAAATGTACAAAGAAGCTGTGCAGGCAGCAGTTAAAGAAGCGATCAAAGGAAAACCACCAAAAGCAGGAACAGGCGGTGGAAACACGATCACAAAGGAGCAGATAATGGATATTAAAGATCCGATTGAACGTCAGAAGATGATCCGAGAAAATATCAATCTGTTCCAGTAAAGAAAGGAGAAGAAATGGGAAAATATAAATTAGACTTGCAGTTATTTGCAGCACCAGATGGAATGACTGGACAGGGAAACTTAGAAGTAAAGGCAAGGGAAATTGACTTTGTAACATCTTTCGGAAAGAATATTCAGGCATTATTAGATGTACTTGGTATCGCAAGGATGATCAGAAAAGAGAATGGAAGTGCCTTAAAAACAAAAGAAGTAGCAGGAGAACTGAAATCAGGAGATATTGGAGAGGGAGAAGAAATCCCATATTCTCAGTACAAAGTAACAGAAAATGTATTCGATACGATTAAGATTGAAAAGTATCGAAAAGGCGTATCCTTGGAAGCAATTGCAGAAAAAGGATATGATGTTGCTGTCAATGATACAGACGAAGAATTTAAATCAGATCTTCAAAATAAGGTTAGTGATAAATTCTACAAGCAGTTAAAAGCTGGATCATTAACAGGATCAGAAACGACATGGCAGATGGCGATTGCAATGTCTATCGGAAAAGTTAAGGACAAATTCAAGAAGATGAAAAGAACCGCAACGGGTGTGGCTGTATGGGTTAATACACTTGATGTGTACAAATACCTAGGTGCAGCAGATATTACACTGCAGACAGCATTTGGATTTGAGTACATGAAGAATTTCTTAGGTGCTGATGTAGTATTTATCAGCTCTGAGATTCCAGAAGGTGTTGTAATTGCAACTCCATTAAACAACATCGTAGCTTATTACGTCGATCCAGGAGACAGTGAATTTGTAAAAGCTGGATTATCTTACACAACAGATCCAACAACAGGATTTATTGGATTTCACGCACAGGGAACATACGAAAGAGCGATTTCAGATATGTTCGCAATCATGGGCTTACGCCTTTTCTGCGAATATCTAGATGCAATCGCCTATACAAGTGTTGGAAGCCGAGATACACAGACTCTTGGAGAGTTACATCTTACAGCAGTAGAAGGTACAAATGCTGGTGATACAGCGATCACAATGGATGAACAGCTCATGTCTATGAAAAATGCATTTAAATATAAAATAAATGCATCTGCGGCAACAACAGTAACTTACGGCATGGATGTAAAGAACTGGTCTAAATGGGATGGAGTATCAGAAATCACAGCAGCAAAAGGCAGTCATGTGACAATTGTTGAGTGTGATCGTAACTATAAAGCAGTAAGATCAGGGGATGTAGTGTCCGCTGCGAAAGAATAGTGAGGTGCTGATATGGCTTATGAGGTAGTAAAAGCATTTCATGATCTACAGGATTATAAAGATATTAAAGGCGGCAAAGTGTATCATCACTATGACGTTGGGGATACATATCCAAGACAGGGATTAGATCCAGTGCCAAATAAAACTAGAATCGAGGAACTTCTTAGCAGTGGAAACGCTCAGGGAGTTCCTTTAATCGCGGAAGTAAAGGAGAAAGCGAATGCTGGAAAAGCTTAAGATAATGCTTTGTTTTGAGGATTCCACACAGGACGAAAAACTGATGCTGATCTTAGATTCTGTAGAATCGAGGCTTCGATTGCTTCTTGGCGGCGCAGATCCACCAGATGAGATGGAACACATCATTATCGAAGTAGCGATCATTCGTTTTAATCGCATCGGATCCGAAGGACTGGCAAGTCATAATGTTGAAGGAGAAACACAGTCATATGCGTCCGCAAATGATTTTGCTCCGTTTATGGATGAGATTCGGGCATATTTAGAAACGCAAAAAGATGCAAAACGAGGAAAGTTGAGGTTTCTATGAGATATGACACAACGATTTACTTTCAAAAGTTGACACAAGGAGAATATGATCAGGAAACAGGTGATTACAAAGAAGATCCTGTAAGCGAAGATTCAAGACAAGCCTCGATCATGGATACAACAACACAGATGATGCGACTGGTTTATGGGATGATCAAGCAGGGCAGTTTAACGATTCAGTTACAAAATCACTATGATCAGCCATTTGATCAGATCAGAGTTGGAAATACAATCTATAAGGCAGATCATTCAAGGAAGCTTCGAACCAAGCAGACTTTTATTGTGTCGGAGGTGCAATGATGAGTGGAATTAAGGTGAATGGATTAGATCAGCTTAATGCGAAGTTGAGAAAGAATTTAGATTTAAAAGCTGCAAAAACTGTTGTTAGACATAATGGAGCTGAATTACAAAAGAAAGTAAAGAAGAATACTGATAACTTTAAAGGGCATTATGAGTGGGTTAAAGGAGAAGGACTTAAATTCGTAACGCCATCAGGTAATTTAAAAAGACACGTTACCCTTAGTATTAAAGATTCTGGATTAACAGCAGTGGTTGAGCCAGAAGTTGACTACGCAGAATATGTTGAATACGGAACACGCTTTATGGAAGCACAGCCTTATCTAAAGCCTGCGTTGGATGAACAGAAACGTATTTTTAAAAGCGACTTAGAAAAGATAATGAGGTGATTATGGATCCACAGCAGGAACTATTTACTATGTTGCTGTTAAAATTAAAAGAAAAATATGAGGATACGGGAATTGGTGTGTATGATACATTCTTACCGCCAGATGGAACCCCGTATCCTTTTATTTATCTTGCTGACAGCACACAGGATGATCAGGCAAATAAAACAACAGTCTTTGGCGCAGTTAGTCAGGTAATCCATGTCTGGCATAACAACCCAAGACAGAGAGGAACATTATCGAAGATATTATTAGAGATCAAAGATATGTGCTACAAGATCGAAGAAACAAAAAACTTTGGTTGGAATCTTGTAAGAGTAAATCAAAGAATCCTCTCAGACGCAACAACGAAAGAACCCCTGATGCACGGGGTTTTAGAATTAGAATTTACATTTAATTAGGAGGTAGCAATGTTAAATTTACAGCTTTTTGGAAATGAAGCGGTGCAGGGCAAGAAGATTGTTTATCTGTATCGAATTTTATCAGAAGCGGCAACACAGAATGGTACAGCGTTAGCATTTACAACAGAAAATGGCCGTACTAAATCAAAAGATGCAGATTCCACAGCCACAAAGGATGGTTCTGTCAGAACACCAGGTGCTGCAGAAGTGGAGATCACAGCAACATCAATCTTAAAGAAAGATGACGAAATGATTAAAAAACTAGAAAAGGCTTTAGATGATGATGCATTGATTGAAATTTGGGAGGCTAATCTGGCAGAACCAGTATCCGCAGGAAATAACAAATTCAAAGGAAAGTATTTCCAGGGGTATTTAACAGAAATCGAATATACAGCTAATGCAGATGAGTTTGTAGAGGTTTCTTTAACATTTGGTATCAATGGAACAGGTGTGGATGGAGATGTAACTGTGACAACACAGCAGCAGGAACAGGCATATACATTCGTAGATACACCAAAAACAGGAGCTTAGGAGGATATAATACATGTACGAATTACAGATTAACAAATCAACATATGAATTTAACTTTGGAATGGGATTCATGAGAGAGATCAACAAAACAATTGCTGTCCCAGTAGAAAATATTAAAGGAAAAACAAAAGACATTGGTCTGCAGTATAAAGTTGCAGAAATGCTTGATGGTGATCTTGATGCATTAGAAGATGTTTTATTGGTAGCGAACAAAGGATTTACACCACGACTTGAACGAACAGAGTTAGATAAGCACATTGAGGATGAAAACACAGATATCGATGCATTATTTGATACGGTATTGGGTTTCTTAGAGAATGCAAATGCTACGAAGAGAACGACACGAGAGCTGAAGGAAGAAGTGGAGAAACAGAAGAAGAAACAGGAAGAATAAAAGATTTTGAAGAAATATACCGGGAGCTGGCGATTGAATGCTTCCGGTATTTTGGTTTTACGTCGTTTGATCAAGTTGATCGATTAACAATCGCACAATATGAGATCATGGCTGAAGCGGCAAGGCTAAAAGAAGTAGATAAAGACTACAGAAATCACTGGCAAGCGTTTCTTAATTTTGCCGTACGTGCAAAAAAGAAAGCCGGAAAGAACAGACAAAAACCAGTCTATCCAACATTTAAGAAATTCTACGACTACGAAGATGCGATCAATCAGGCAAAACAAAAGAATAAGCCAGATCGATTTGAGAAGATGAAGAGATTGCTAAGAAGGAGGGAGAGCTGATGGCAGAATCATATAGTGTACAAGCAGTGTTATCTGCGGAAGATAAAGGATTTACATCTGGGATGAAGTCTGCTGGTGCAGCGGTTACCTCTCTTGGGCAAAAATTAAAAAGCGGCATTGGATTCGGGGCAATGATGGCGATTGGAAATAAAGCGGTGTCTGTAGTCACTTCTGGACTTTCAGAAATTGTAGGAGGACTAAATGAATCAAGTGCTGCATGGAAAACTTTTGAAGGTAACATGAGCATGAATGGTCATTCAAAAAAAGAAATAGCAAGGACCAAAAAAGAGCTTCAAAAATTTGCGGAGCAGACGATTTACAGTTCTTCAGATATGGCATCTACATATGCTCAATTAGATGCAGTTGGTACAAAAAGTACAACGAAACTTGTAAAAGGATTTGGAGGTTTAGCTGCAGCAGCAGAAAATCCACAGCAAGCAATGAAAACTTTGTCACAGCAGGCTACACAGATGGCAGCAAAACCTAAAATACAGTGGGAAGACTTCAAATTAATGCTTGATCAGACACCTGCGGGTATTGCAGCTGTTGCAAAAACAATGGGAAAATCTACGCAACAGTTAATCAAAGATGTTCAGGATGGTAAAGTAAAAACCGAAGACTTTTTTGCGGCAATTGCTAAGACAGGAACGAATAAACAGTTCACAAAGCTTGCAACAGAATATAAAACTGTTGGACAAGCAATGGATGGTTTAACAGAGACGGCAGCAAATAAATTGCAGCCAGCGTTTGATAAAGTATCTAGCATTGCAATTAAGGGAGTAAGTGATGTAACGAATCTTTTAGATAATGTCGATGGTAATAAAATAGCGAGCAAGATTGGTGGCTTTGCAACAAAGGCTGGGAAATACTGGTCTGTTTTCAAGACAGATGCAAAAGAAATAGGACAAGCGTTCGGATCAGCAATAAGTGCTATTGGAAAAAACATGGGAGAATTGAATGGATCATTTGGCTCTGCAAAATCTGTATCTGGATTTAAAAGCATAATTGGTGAAATTACCGGAGGGTTAAAAAGTTTTGCTGGATTTTGTGAAGATCATTCAGATGCAATTGCATCGCTGATAACGCAATTACCAAAATTATTAGTAGCTTACAAAGGTTTTAAAATTGTAAAATCAGTTGCACCAGCGGTACAAACATTTGGATCTGCAATTACTAAATTAGCAGGAAAAGGGATTGCCGCAATTGCAGGAAAACTATTTGGTATTGCAGTTGGAGAAAAAGCAGTTGGATCAGCAAGTATGGAAAGTTATAGGCAAACAATGCAAGCAGCAAAAGCGTTCATGATGCTTGGAGTTGGAGTACTGACAATAGCTGCAGGTTTTGGAATTATGGCTGGATCTGCTATTGCACTTGCTAATTCCGGAGGCGTAGCAATTGGAGTTATGATTGGTATGGTTGGTGCTTTAGCATTGATCGGACTTGGACTGACAGCAATGTTAAAAAGTGTATCGGTTGCACCGGCACAACTATCTGCTACATCAGTTGCATTTTTAGCAATGGGCGCGGCAGTCGTATTAGTTGCAGCCGGACTAACGATCATGGCGGCGGCAAGTATTGCACTTGCAAATGCAGGTACACCAGCGATCGCCTGTATGGCAGGAATGGTTGTAGCTGTTGGAGCGTTAATGGCGATTGCAGGAGCCGTTGGACCAGCAATGATAGCGGGAGCCGTTGGGTTTATTGCATTTGGTGCAGCAATTGTACTTGTTGGCGCGGGGGCATTATTAGCGGCAGCATCGTTAGCAGTTGTTGCAGGAGTTCTTCCAACAGTAGTGCAATACGGAACTGCAGGAGCTGTGGCAATAGCATCACTTGGAGCAAGCATGATTGTATTTGGAGCAGGAGCAGCAGTTGCTGGAGCTGGATGTATTGTACTTGGAGCTGGATTACTAGCGGTTGGAGTTGGAGCTACGACAGCAGGAGCCGGGCTTTTAATACTTGGAACATCGCTTACAGTAACAAGTACAGGATTTACTGCATTTGGAAATGTTATCAAAACTGTCGTTGGCGCAATCAGCGGAGGGCTTCGAAGTGTACTTGATGGAATTTCGGGTGTGATCAAGTCTGTTGGAGAATCTGCGAAGAATGCAGGAACTGGATTTAAGAGTGTAGCCGAAGGAATCAAGATGATTTCCGGATTATCGATAGGATCTATTGCAAAAAGCCTTGGGGCAGTAGCAATCGGGATTGGAAAAATCTCTCGTAAAGGCTCCGACATACAACAGACTGCAAATGGCATGAAGACCCTATCAGCAGCATCAACATCTGTAAATTCAAGCTTTGGATCCATGGGAGCGAAAGCAACATCAGCGCTATCTGGAATCAAAAAATCAATGTCCAGTACGGCCAATGCTGCAAAATCATCTGGAAAGAAGATGGGAAGCGGGTTCACCTCTTCTATGCAAAGTGGATTAAGCAAAGGACCAGGTATTGCCTCAAAAGCTGTATCTAGCACAAATTCAAGATTACGTTCAGGACGATCTGGAGCATACAGTGCAGGTGTTTATATCAGTCAAGGGTTTGCACAAGGAATGAGTTCATGTCTGGGACAGATCGAAGCCGCAGCATCCAGAATGGTATCAGCAGCAGAAAAGGCAATTAAGGCAAAAGCTCAGATTCATTCACCATCCAAGTTGACAAAAAAAGATGGTCGCTACATAGCTGCGGGGCTTGCGATTGGTATTAGAAACGGCATCAGTAGCGTGAAATCAGCAAGTAAAACCTTGGCAAAAACAGCAATTGAGACTATGACGAAGGCTACAAAATCTCGTAAATATGAAGATGCTGCAGGTGGTGCAATTGATAAGTACAAGACATCTATGAATAATAAGGTGTCTAGTATTACAAAATCTTTAAATAATAAGATTAATGCAGGTGTCAAGAAACTTAAGAAACAGCATCCGAAACTCAAGAAGGCTTATACGAAGGTTGGAAAGATTCTAAAATCTGACATGAGCAAAACTATAAAGAACCAAGGACAAAAAGCAATCAATGCAGCAGATAAGGCGTTAACAGCTCTTGGGAAGAAATATCAAGAGAAATACGATGCGATTGTCTCAGATCGGGATAGCTATAAGAGTAAATTGGCTGATTATGGAGATCTTTTTAGCTCAGATAGTTATGGGTTTATTTCTATTGTGGATTTTAAAGCACAGAAAAAGCAGGTTGAACAGCTTGCAAAAAATATGGAGAGACTTAAAAAGGTGCTTCCGTATGATCTCATGAAAGATATCCAGAATCTTGATACTGCACAGGGTCTGAAATATACAACAGAACTGTTAAAGAAAAGTGATGCATGGCTCACTCAGTATGGAAGGGATTATTCAGCATTTATTAATAGTGCTAATTCGAATGCTCAGACATATTACAAGCCATATATTGACCAGATCGATAAAGATTATAATAACGCGGTTACAACCGAGCTTAGCAAATTAAAAATACAAATGAATAAGATTGCACAGGATGCAACAAAAGGGTTTGTGAAGGGATTGACATCTAAATCGAATAAAAAAGCTTTAAATAAAGCAGCAAAAGATTTGGCTAATATCCTCACAAGGGCAGTGAAAGGAAAACTAAAAATCCACTCACCATCCCGTGTCATGAAAGCCCTAGGTGTTTTTGTTGTAAAAGGATTTGTCAATGGAATTTCTTCTATGGGTAATACACTGGATAAAACGATGAACAATATTATAACAATTCCAAACTTTGATAATCTTGCGATTGCAGGAGATGTTGGCGGTAGTCTTAGTAGTGATTATGACTACTATGCACAAGCAGAGTATACGATTGTTGTTCCAGTTGATCTCGATGGCAAAGAGGTTGCAAGAGTAACAGCTCCATACACAGAAGCAGAGCTAAGCAAACGGCAGACAAGACAAAACAGAAAATTAGGAAGATTGTAACAGGAGGCGCATATGCAATACAAATTTATAGATATCTATGATTCACAAGATGAGATTGCATTGCCTTCTGAAGCAATGAATTTCAATGGAAAATTTCTTGAAAATGAGATTCTGGGGTATAGGACACTATATGTTAGTGGAAGGGAATCTCTTGCTCCTGAATTAGAATTTTTTGACCGAACCAGAAGACACGGTAAAGAGGTTAAGGGAAGACGATTCACAGAAAGAGTGATTACGGTAGGATATCAGCTGATGAGTCCTACCGCTTTTGATTTCCGTCTGGCCTATAATAAGATGGCTCAGATTTTAAATGTGGATTCTGCAAGGATTGTATTTGCAGATGAACCAGATAAATATTTCACTGGAACACTCACTTCGATTGGAGATGTAGATCCTGGAAGATTATGTATTACTGGAGAATTAGAATTTACATGTGCTGACCCATTTAAATATTCGATAAAGGAAAAAGCATATAGTTTATCTAAAAAAACAGAGATCTATTATGAAGGGACACAAGAGTGTTTCCCCAAAATACAATGGAAAATGAAAAGTAATGCTGGATATGTTGCAGCATATAAAAATGATGCGCAAACAATCATACAGATCGGAAATGTATCAGAACAACAAGGGTCTGGAAATACATTTCAAACTGGAGATATTATTACGGCACAATGCGAAGATGCAAAAATTTTTGTGAATAATAGGGAATCAGAAACACTGGGAGCACTAGGGAATACATGGGAGAGTTTTTATTTATCCCCTGGAGAGAATACGATCGGAGTATTGACGTCAGATTGGAGTGAGATTCCAGAAACCCAATTATTAGTGAGGGAGGTGTGGTTATGATATTGTATTTTGCAGATCGTGAATTAAATATTATAGGGAAAACCTCAACTAAGCTGCCGAAAGGAAGTGTTATATCAAATGATAAAAAAACAGAAGATATTGAAACAATGGCAACATCTTTTGAATGCGATGTATCATATACGGCATCGGACCAGAGGAATATTGAGATTTGCACAACACCAGGGAACTATATTTTGCGGAAGACAGAAAATGATGAGGATATAATGTTCCAGATCATAGATTCTGAGAAAGATGACGACTCTATGACTTGGCATATCTATTGTGAAGATGTTGGAATGGAATTATTAAATGAAGTTGCATTAAAAACAGAAGAAGCCAAGTCCTGGACAGCAACGCAAGCAATATCAAATACAATTATAGGAAGTGGATATGAGATAGGAATCAATCGGAGTGATAGTACCCAGAAACTTTGTGAATTTTCAGAGCAGACAAGATCAGAAAGGTTAAAAGACATTGCTGATTTATTTGCTATCGAAATTGATTATCGCTTCGATTTGAGCAGCGATGAAAAAACGGTATCACACAAATACATTGATATATACAAAAAAAGAGGTGAAAGCAAGGGTGTAATACTGAGAAAATATATCGATTTTGACAAAATAACTGTTTCAAAATCAATACAGAATTTGGCAACATCGTTATACGCATATGGTGCTGCAGATACGTCCGGAGTAGCAATAACGTTAGAAGGGTATGCATATGATGATGGCGATTTTGTCATTGCACAACAAGAATTTGATGATAGAAACGGGGACGGAATACCGGATAAAGGATACTGTTTACAATCCAGAAACGCTCTTGAAAAATGGGGAAGGTGTATCGATGGGACAAAAAGGCATATAACGAAAATATACAATCTCGATACAGTTGATCAGAAGACATTGTTCGAAGGAACGTTGAAAGAATTAAAAGCAATTTGCGATATCGCAACAAATTATGAATGTGATATATCAAATACGACCAAAAGCATATCACTTGGAGACACGATTAATATGGTGGATGAAAGTGCTGCATTATTTTTATCATCAAGAGTTTTAAAGATAGAAACCTCTGTAGTAGACAAAACAAAGAAATTGACTCTGGGTAAGTACTTAATCAAGAGTAATGGAATTTCAGACCAGACGAGACAAAATATCACACAGATTATTACGACGGTTATTGGAAGCAGGGTTCAAGAGATGTCTGCGGATGACGTCAGAAGTATATGCGTGTAATGTAAAGGAGAAATATGATATGGCATTAATGGGAGAAGAAGCTTTAAAAGAAGTCTGGAATATGATAAAAGGAAAAATCTCAGAAGAAAAGCAAGTGTATAAATGGGTTTTTGCAGATAAGAACTGTACAATGTCAATATTTCGCCAAATGAACATTTGTAATATCAGGGTGACCGCTAAAAATGATCTATCAGGCTTCGAGCTAAAATTGCCGGAAGGTTTTTATCCGGATAACGAAATTAGCGATGAAAATGGAATATCAATCGCAATAAATGGAGCTACAAGTGTAAATATATCTTCTGGGAAGACAACTTCATTATCCTATAGCACGTCAAATTTTCTGCCAGATGAAAGCTATAAAATGTAGGGAGAACTGAAATATGATAACGATTGATAATGATTTAAGGACAATAAATATACCTTCTGACACTAGATTGCTTGGAGTGGTAGGTGATAAGGATGTAAATACATTAGAATTTGAAATGCCACGGAGATATAAAGGGTTAGATCTGTCTGAGTATAAAATACAGATAAGATATAAAAATATTGAACGAGGAAGATTAAGATATATGGAAGGTGAATATGATCCACCTAATATTGTTTTTAACGATGAAAAAATTAATTTTTATTGGGTAATCGGTAACGATGCCTGCAGCTATCGTGGAATAACAGAGTTTTCAATATTTTTGGAAAAAGATAACTGTAAATTCAATACCAGATGGGCAGCACTTCCCGTTTTTGAAAAACAATTTCCAGAAGTAGGACACACAGTGAAGGATAGCGAATTGGTAGAAATTGATGTGGATGAGATGAAATTTAGTGTTGAAGATGAAATACTTATAATGTCTCGAAAATAGGAGGTAAAAATGAAGAAAACAGTAAAAGGATTTGTGGATTCAGAAGGAAATGAATATCAGTATAAAGATGAAATTGCCCGTGCACAAAATCAAAAATTATCGCAAAAAATTGATATCGAACGAAAACGCATAGACTCTATCGCAAAGCTTCCTAGCGGATCAACTAGTGGCGATGCAGAACTTGCGGATATCCGTGTTGGTGCCGATGGAGAAACATATGATACTGCCGGACAGGCAGTTAGAGAGCAGATCAGCTCACTAAAGAGTGATACATCTAGAATTAAAAAAAGTCTAAGAACTACGTATGTGGATATGAATTTGTTTGCGTTGGGAACGATAAATAAAGATACAGGGGAAGAAGAATCCTCTAATAAAATATTACGATCAATTATCGATGTTAACGCAACAGAAGATATTACAATCAAATTACCTAAAGGTTACCAATGGAATGTTGCACATTGGTTAGCTGGAAAATATAGAAGCGACTTGTGGAACGAAAATAGTTGGTATCAAAACCTAACTATCGAAAAAACTACGGCAAATTATAAATATCGAATATTAATTAGGCGATCAGACGGTGCTGATATTACACTTAGTGAACTTATAGGTGTAGCTGAAACAAATCGTGAAGACTTGCAATCGTTTGACAAGATTGATGATTTAAAGAAAAAATTAAATAGCTATACGGAAGCTGCTGAAACATCAGCACAAGAAGCAGAACAAAGTAAGACAGCTGCAGAGACGGCAGCACAACAAGCGGCACAAAGCAAGACAGACATTGACAATATTAAGTCTGATATCGAGGAAGCGGCCAAGGGAGAAAATGTAACGCAGATACAGCAAAATATGAACGACATTAGTTCACTAAAGGAAAAACTATCAGAAATAGATACAGTTAATCATATTAGCGAAATACAGATGACATCCGGGAAGTATAAGAGGATGTTTTTTACAAAAGAGCTGGTAAAAACAAATTCAAGCGGAAAAGCAACAACGACTGATATAAAAGATAAAATAGAAACCCTTGGCGGTAAATGGGATTATAATACAAGCGTATTTGGATACGCGGAAGAAATAGGAGTGATGATCTCAGCGAGTGCTGACATAGTAGAATCTAGCAACACATATGGCGCGGTAAAAATACGAGCGTACAATGCAGACGGTTCTGCGCATTACGACAGCGGTGATTTCGCAGTTACACAAGTGGCGCTATTGATATTTACCGACGAAGCGTAAGGAGGGACATATATGGTTATAGCAAATGTGTTAAGTACATACACAACTGTAAGTGGATTATGGCAATACGACTATGGACAAGTATTACGTATACAGGGGATAAAATTACCGCCAGCTGTAGAGATACACTTTTCACTTCAGGAGCGAGGTGGGGAGTCGGTTACTAGAGTTGGGACAACAAAGGATAACGTGACAGATGTGGTAATTCCGGACAGCATGTTAGAGAATGGAGATATAACGACAGATTATAAAATTTATGCATTTATCTATTTGACTGATTCGGAATCTGGACAGACTGAATATAAGATTTCGATGTCTGTAAAATCACGTCCACGTCCAGAGCAGTTTGAAAAACAAGAAGATGGCGAGCTTTTTCGAAAGGCCATATCTGAGGTAAATAAATCAGCAACATCTGCACAGGAGAGTGCGACAAAATCTGCGACAGCAAAAGATGAAAGTATAGCTGCATCTAAAGAAGCAAAGCAGTCCGCGGAAGCGGCTAGTGTATCTGCACAGGCAAGTAAGAATAGTGCTGATGCAAGTAAAGGATCCGAAAAAACAGCGAGTAGTGCTGCGACAGAAGCTGTAAACGTAAAAGATATTGCAGTCAAAGCAGCTGACAGTGCATATAATAGTGCTTTAGCATCGAGCAGATCAGCAAAAGAAGCAAAGCAATCCGCAGAACAAGCGGATACAGCAGCAAAGAGTGCAAACGAAAGTAAACAAGCAATTGAACAGTTAAAGACTGCGATTGACACTACTGCTGAGCAGATCGCAACAGATCGTACAGCTGTGGAAACCGACAAGAAAGAAGTCCAAAAAGCGAAAAGTGCTGTAGAAGATTTAAAAGGAGCAATCGAGCAGAAAAGCTCAGAAGCGATTACAAATATCGGAACCGCAAAAGATAACGCAATTAAAGACGTAAATACTGCGAAGGATACAGCTGTAAGCGCAGTCACACAAGAGAAAGAATCGGCTGTAAATGCTGTGAATGAAGCTAAGGATGCAGTTGTTGCAGAGATAAATGAGAACGAAAATGTACAGAAGATCCAGAAGAATAAAGATGATATAGCAGAATTAAGAGAAAATCTAACGACAGTTGTTGATTTAGAAATGTCCGATAATCTTTTAGATAATGCGAACATATTAAAAAATAAGCGTTTAAGAAGTTGGAGTAAACCAACAATAGACGACTATACATATGATTATGAAAATTCATATGTTTGTCCAATTATAGCAGTTATACCAGGAAGTACATATGTATTTATAAAAGATAATGTAAAGGTAAAACTTAGGGGGATTATTGGAACATTATTCTTTAAAGAAGATGGTAGTTTTTTAAGTTCCGTTTTTGATAATAATATTATTGATATTGTAATCCCAGACGAAGCTTATTACGTAAGTTTTGCAACAAATGGTAATGACTTTTCTGAATATAATTTTAAATTATATAATGAAAACATGGACTATAGTTATACGGAGTATGGCTATAAAGCAAAAAGGCTTGAAAAAATAGAAAAGAATATTGCAAGTGCAAAAGAGATTGTAGCAGATTTAGCTATTAAGCCTACCGCAAGTGGAAGTCCTGTTATACTGACGGATTCAGCTGAAATGCCAATTCATGACATGAATATATATGGGAAGTCATGGCAGACAACTACAAAAGGTATTAATTTAATGCCTGATAATTATATCAGAGTTGATAGTTCTATGCATAAAACAGAAAGTATAGATGTTGAGGCAAATACAAAATATGATATTTCGTTTGTTGACGTTCTTAAAAATTTTGTATGGGTTAATGAAATCGATGAGAACGGAGAAGAAACACAAACATTAGTTCAAAGAAATGTTTCGACTGATGGTCGATGTCATGGGATTATAACAACAAAAGATACAACACAAAAAATTTATTTGCTTATGTGGACAAATGGATTACAAACAAATGCAGATAAAATATTGCCACAGATTGCTGTAGGAGATACTGATATTGTATATGAACAATATACAGACTGTAAACCATCGCCAAGTATTGATTATCCACAAGAGGTTCTATCGAGGGAAGTAAATAGAATTACCGTAAATAGTGCTAACATTTTAAACATTTTGGATAAAGAAGAATCAGTATATGATAAGAATGGTTTAACGTATTCTATCAAAAATGGAGTTATAAAAGCTAAAGGTACTGCAACGACGAGTATATCGACAAGAATAGATATTAAAACTGATATTGATCAAAAAATGATTGCAAATAAACCGTATATTTTCATCCCAACTCCTATAAAAGGATCAGAAAACGAAAATGTTTATTTAGATTTTACCAATTCTTATAGTCGTGGAATATCATTAGCATCAAAAAATATTAATACGGTTATTAATATGTCAATTACAGATGTTCAACATGTTTTTAGACTTTATATTAGGTGTAAAGAAGGAACAACAATAGATATGGAATGGAAGCCGCAATTATTAATTTCTAATAGTTTATTATCTTATCAAGCGTACACTGAACAAATTGTTGAATTTGATGAGCCAGTGATCTTGCGAGGACTACCTGTTAAAAAAAACGGCAATTGCATAATTGATGGGCAACAGTATATGTCAGATCGGATATGTAAAAAAGATGGCGTTTGGGGCGTTGAAAGAAACGTTGTTAAATATAAGTTGAATACAAAAGATTATTCACAATATGAGGCAGACGCACAACAGATTGGAAGTCGTATCAATGTAAAATTAAGTAGAAATCTACTGACTATGTTTGGAGATGATAAAAATAGCACCCATTTAATTTCAACAGCAGATAATACTGCAACTTATAATAATGAGGCATCGACGGGAAAGATATGGGCTAGATTCTTTGTTGGAAGTGATGTTATTGATTCAATAGAAAAATACAAGGAATATATCAGTTCGCATGACGTATATGTGTATCCTTATACATCTGATCCAGCATTTGAACCATTTTCTGATTCGGTACAAGAACAGCTAAATGCACTAGCAACAAATCTAAAATACACAACAGTATTTACAGATAACGGGTTATGTGAATTGACTTATATAGCTGATCCTAAAACCTATATTGACAATAAATTTAATGAACTTAGTAACGCAATAATCGCAAGTGCAAGTGAGGAGGAATAGAATGGCATTTAATTTAAGAAATTTTGTAATGAAAACATTAGAAAAGATGAGAGAGTCTGAAGATGAATACCAGGTAAGAGTGTATGCACTTAAGTGGTATACAAAAGGAGTTTTAACGGATGAAGACATGGCAACAATTGAGGCCTGGTATGAAGTAAAAGATATTGAGGATGTAGTAGATGATGAAGATACATCTAAGGAGACAGCAGAAGAAGACCCTACGCAGTGAAACCAGCCACGATAAAACTGCGCAGGGCTGAAAAAGAAATTAGCTAAGAGAGACAGAGGAATCTCCCTTAACGTTATACATAACGCTATGCAAGAGAAAAGGTGAATCAAAAAATGAAAAATTTTATAAAAATCAGAGCAAGACCCACAGAGGTCTTATTTTTATGCACAAATTTAACAAAAAGAAAGGAAGACTAAAATGATGAGAGAATTTATTATGTTACTTAGCAACAATATGTTCTTCAGGATTGTGATGATTGAAGTCTGCCTAGATACAATCTTAGGATCATGCAGAGCAATCAAAGAACATAAATTTAACAGCTGTGTTGGAATTGACGGAGCAATCAGAAAGGTCGCGATGCTGATATCGATTTGTTTTTTGATGGGAATTGATATGATAGCACACATTAACGTATTAAGTCTTGTACCTCAACAATATGTACAGTTCCTGGGAGTGGAAAAGTTAGGATTGTCAGAATTTTTTGCACTTATGGACGGATTATATGAGGCAGTCAGTATTTTAAAAAATGCAGCATTATGTGGCTTACCAGTACCGGTAAGAGTTAGAAATTACATACAGAAGTTTTTAGAAGATATGACAGAAGAATTACCAGATTAGGAGGAAAAATAAAATGGCAAAAGCAAGTACAATTATTAAAAAGGCAGTAAGTTATCTCGGAACAAAAGAAAATCCAGCAAACAGTAACAAAGTCAAATTCAATAACGATTATTATGGAAGAGTGGTATCTGGATCAAGCTATCCTTGGTGCTGTACATTTGTATGGGATATTTTTAAGATGTGTGATGCATCAGATTTGTTCTTTGGCGGTAAAAAGACAGCATACTGCCCAGACGTAGAAAACTATTATAAAAAACATGATCGTTGGCACTCCACTGGACGGGCAGGAGATCTTTGTCTGATGGATTTTGGAAAAGGTAGAGCATCTCACATTGGTATTGTTGAAAAAGCAAATTCAGACGGTACATATACAACGATTGAAGGAAATACATCAAGGAGTAGCGACGATAATGGTGGAGTAGTCATGAGAAGAACAAGGAGCAAGAGTGTGATCCGTGGATTTGCAAGACCAGATTATGACCCGGAAAAGTACACTGCAGTAAAGAAGACATCCGACAAAGGAGCAATCAAGTGGATGCAGAAGAAACTAAATTCACTGACTTCTGGAACTAACATTGAAGTGGATGGAATCTGGGGAAGAATGACCACAGCACAACTCAAGAGATATTGGAAGCAATTAGGATGGAGAACAACAGGAACATACTGTGGCAAAAAAACTTGTTCAGCCTTATATTCTAACAGAAAGAATTAATAAAGGATTGCTTTCAGGTATGATGTAAGTTATTATAAAAATATAGAATGACTTTTGATAAACTTGAAAACCAAAAATAAACGTTGTAGGAATTAAACTATTTCTACATTATTACTATAAGCACACCAAACAAACCGCATAAACCCGTACTTTTAAGCTTACATTGAAGAAGCTGCTAAAGCAGGTAAATTCTAAGGAATTGCACAAAAATTCATAGAAACGCATGATAAAAATTAGGCATTTTGCATAAAAGTGCCTAATTTTTATTTTTTTGAAAATAAGCCTAAAAATAGCTGTGCCCACGTCATGCCCACGGAAATTTTCTCGCGTGGGCATGACTTTTATAAAAATGACGATAAATTGGATTATTCAGACGATAAATTGGATTATTCAGACGGTGATATTTGATGCATATATGACTGTATAGTGTTTGCTCGAAAAGTATATATAATGAATGCGTGTATTTAACTTGCATATTTAGCAAATAAGTTTCATAATAGAATGTGTCGAACAAAATCAACTTGAAAAATTAGGGGTTTCTGTCGACCCATGATAGTGCAAAAAATATAGGGGATCGACAGAAGGCGAAAACGCCTAAAATAGGAGGTGTTGCAGAAATATATGATTAGGGACAAGAAAGAAATGTTGAATTTTGAAGAGGTCGACAAAATAGAGACGTTTTTTGGCTTAAATAAGGGGATGATTTTGGGACGGGAATTAATAGAATCATAATGGAATTTAAATGTTTTTATTGGATACTGTACCGATTTTTTTGTTTTTGAATTAATAGAATCATAATGGAATTTAAATTTTCATCAAGAAGATCATACTTCTCCTGAAGCTCCTGAATTAATAGAATCATAATGGAATTTAAATAGTGTTGGGATTACAACTTGTTTTTTTGTTCCAGAAGGAATTAATAGAATCATAATGGAATTTAAATTAAATGACATTGAGCTTGTAGCTGCTGCATTTCCATCGAATTAATAGAATCATAATGGAATTTAAATATAATTATCATCGTTCCCGATGCTTACTTCGTATATGAATTAATAGAATCATAATGGAATTTAAATGTACAAGGTATTTGCACCGCCAATTCGTGATCAGAGGAATTAATAGAATCATAATGGAATTTAAATAGAGTCTTATGCTGATGAAGGCTGTGAATATGAGGATAGGAATTAATAGAATCATAATGGAATTTAAATTGTTTTTTCTCGTCCGTAATCGATCACAGCGTTCGGAATTAATAGAATCATAATGGAATTTAAATTTGGTTTTAAATGTCTTGAAAGAAGATATGAGTAAGAATTAATAGAATCATAATGGAATTTAAATTTCAATTCGGCATATTGAGTTACAAGTGCATCTTTTGAATTAATAGAATCATAATGGAATTTAAATTTTGCATAGGTAGTAGGCAACTACGCTAGCCAATACGAATTAATAGAATCATAATGGAATTTAAATTTCTCGTAGCCGTATTTCTTCATCAGCTCGCTCATAGAATTAATAGAATCATAATGGAATTTAAATTATGTAAATATAGTCACTCAACGTTTACTCCTTTTTTGAATTAATAGAATCATAATGGAATTTAAATTCATAATTACAGATGCGATACTGGCTGCTAATCCGGAATTAATAGAATCATAATGGAATTTAAATGACCTTGATACGCATTCCAATCACCGTTGCAAGCTGAATTAATAGAATCATAATGGAATTTAAATATTGGTATCGTAACATTAAATATACCCTCAAACTGTGCGAATTAATAGAATCATAATGGAATTTAAATGTAGACGCTAACGAATTGATAGCATTTTGAATCTCGAATTAATAGAATCATAATGGAATTTAAATTGCTGCTGACATTTATTTTTCCTCCTTTTCTTCATCTGAATTAATAGAATCATAATGGAATTTAAATGAAACATAATTGTTAGATGTTGCGATACAAAAATCGAATTAATAGAATCATAATGGAATTTAAATTTCTGTTTCCTTTCTCCATACTGGTTTAAGCTTTCTAGAATTAATAGAATCATAATGGAATTTAAATTTTCTTTTAGCTCTTCAACACTCGTTCCGAGTAACGGAATTAATAGAATCATAATGGAATTTAAATAACATACGCGTTCCCGTAATGATTTCGGTTACATTCAGAATTAATAGAATCATAATGGAATTTAAATATGATTGGAATAAAGCGAAATAAAGTGGCATACGTGGAATTAATAGAATCATAATGGAATTTAAATTCGTCCAGAAGGTCCTTAACTCCATCGAACCATAGCGAATTAATAGAATCATAATGGAATTTAAATCTCAAAGGTGTTAGGGGATTCTATCAATACTTCCAAGAATTAATAGAATCATAATGGAATTTAAATTCTTTAATAAACCCAGTACAACGCACATAATCAATCTGAATTAATAGAATCATAATGGAATTTAAATAGATATGGCGAAATGTCGTATCCTTTTCTAATTAGGAATTAATAGAATCATAATGGAATTTAAATGAAGAATATAGAGAAATTTTAAAATACACTTTAGGGAATTAATAGAATCATAATGGAATTTAAATATTGCTATATTACCCTCATTTGAAAAGGTTATCTGCGAATTAATAGAATCATAATGGAATTTAAATAGATGTGTGATCGAAGCTCTTGAATCTTATAAAGCTGAATTAATAGAATCATAATGGAATTTAAATCTTAATGAGAGTCCTTATATGCAACGATTGATCCGAATTAATAGAATCATAATGGAATTTAAATACGGATAAAAAGGAGTGATTTCATGGCGTACATTGAGAATTAATAGAATCATAATGGAATTTAAATACTTATGTCCGGCTTTCTAGTCAGTCTTCCCATTAGTGAATTAATAGAATCATAATGGAATTTAAATTACTTCTGATCCATTTGAACTTATTGACTATCTTGAATTAATAGAATCATAATGGAATTTAAATATTATATCAGAAGAAATGTTCAAAGCAGCAAACAACGAATTAATAGAATCATAATGGAATTTAAATCATTTTGAAGTAATGGCTAAGTAGGTGGTTATATGGCGAATTAATAGAATCATTATAATGGAACTTAAAGATGGATTTCAATGTAACAGGTTGGAAATCTTAAGGCACT